CCCGCTCTCTATCGCTACCGCGTAGCCGAGCAGGTGATCGACCTCGCTCTGGCGGACGAGGATGGGTGGCCCGAAGTGATCCACCTGAAGGGCTTCCACCCCGGTGACGACCATTACGGCGCAGGCTGTCTTGCCGCCGCACACGGTGCTGTCGGCGTCCACAATGCGGCGAGCGAATGGAACCGCGCGCTGCTCGCCAATGCGGCGCGGCCTTCCGGCGCGCTGGTTTACGAGACCGGCGACGGCGCCAGCATGACCGGCGAGCAATTCGATCGCTTGAAGGCCGAACTCGCCCAGGCCTTCCAGGGCGCGGGCAATGCCGGGCGTCCGATGCTGCTGGAAGGAGGCCTCAGCTGGCAGAGCATGTCGCTGAGCCCGGCGGACATGGACTTCGCCGCATTGAAGGCGGGCGCGGCGCGCGACATCGCGCTCGCTTTCGGCGTGCCACCCATGCTGCTCGGCCTGCCGGGCGACAACACCTATTCCAATTACCGCGAGGCCAACCGCGCGCTGTGGCGATTGACGCTGCTGCCGCTGGCGAAGCGTATCCTCGACGGGCTCGTCCGGGGGCTGGAGCCGTGGTTCGGCGAGGCCAGCCTGCGCGTCGATCTCGACCGCGTGCCCGCGCTGTCCGAAGACCGCGAGAAATTGTGGTCGCAGGTGGGCGCGGCCGATTTCCTGTCGGACGATGAGAAGCGCAAGCTGCTCGGGCTGGAGGACCGCGCATGAACCGCGAGGACATGATCGCGCGCCTCGTGGGCCAGGCGGCGGCGGAGGGCGGCGATCTCGTCACGCTGCGCGCGCTGATCGAGGAAGCGAGCGAATTGGGCGCGGCTCGCGCGCTGTCCCGACTGGGCCTCGCCGACGACAAGGCTTCGGGCGACATCGACGAATTGCGCGAGCTTCTGTCGGCCTGGCGCGACGCCAAGGCGAGCGCGTGGAAGGCGGCGGTCGAGTGGCTGGTGCGCGGCGTCTTCGCGCTGCTGCTGGTCGGCATCGCAGTCAGGCTGGGCGTCGGGGAGATGGTGCGATGAACGGACTGAGGATCGCGGGCTATGCCGCCCTGTTCGGCGTACCGGACGCCGATCGCGACGTCATTTTGCCCGGCGCCTTCCGCGATACGCTGGCCGCGCGGCGCGGGCCCTTCCCGCTCTATTGGCAGCATCGGCCCGAACAGCGCATCGGCTGGGTGGAGACTGCGGGTGAAGATACGCGCGGGCTGCGCGTGATCGCGACGATCGACAATCCGATGGGCCGCGCAGGCCGGATGCTGCGGGCCCACAAGGTCAGCGGCCTGAGCTTCGGCTACCGCGCGCGTGGGTTTCGCCACACGCCGCTGGGGCGCGAACTGGCCGCAATCGACCTGTTCGAAGTCAGCGTGGTGACGCACCCGCTCCAGCATAGGGCGCGGGTGCATTTTTTGATTTAGTTTTTAGTTTTCCGCGCGCCATCCGGCGCGCGAAATCCTCGCGCCTGACGGCGCTGCGGGCGGGCGGTCGCCCTTGCGGACCCTTTCGGGTCCGAGCTCCGCGAACACATCGACACGTTTGGCCGGGAACGGTCCGCGACCAGCGGACCGCAAGCGCACGCGCGCGCCCCGCAGGTGCCCGACCGAAGGGAGGATCAGCGCCGAGGACGAACCGGCGGAGGCTGGTTCGAAACACACAGACTCTCCGATTTCCACACGAAAGGACCGCATATGGATTTCCAGACCACCATTCCCGAAACGACTCCCACCCCCGACATCGCCCCCGAAATCGCAGAAGCCAGCTTCGATATCGTCGCGCGGCAGGACCGGACCGAGGCGGAGGTCACTGCACTGCGCAGCGATGTCGAGGACGTGAAAGCTCGCGTCGATCGCATCTCCCGCGCGGCTGCCCGCCCCGCCCTGGCACCCTCGGGACAGGAAAGCGCTCCGGAAGTGAAAGGCTTCGTCGATGGCTATCTGCGCCGGGGCGCAGCGCATGAAATCAAGTCGATCAGCGGTGCGGCGCCATCCGACGGTGGCTATGCCGTCCCCCGCCAGATCGACGCAGCCATCGCCCGCGCTCTCACCGAGATCAGCCCGATCCGCGCCATCGCGCAAGTCGTCCAGACCGGTAGCGCGGGCTATCGCAAGCTGGTGACCACCGGCGGCACGGCCTCGGGCTGGGTCAGCGAGACAGCCGCCCGCCCCGGCACCGCCACGCCCGATTTCCACGAAATCGCCCCTCCGACCGGCGAACTCTATGCCAATCCGGCAGCATCGCAGGCCATGCTCGACGATGTCGGCTTCGACCTTCAGGCCTGGTTGGCGAGCGAGATCGCGATGGAATTCGCCCGCGCGGAAGGCGCC